CGGCGAGGGCTTCGACGAGCATGGCTGGGAAGAAGCCGAGGAGATGACCGCCGAGGAGAAGCGCGAACTTGCTCAGGATATCGACGAGGCTCTGCGTCAGGGCGCGTTGACTGCGGGTAAGACGGGCAGCGGTGGTGATCGCCTGTTTGGTGAACTGCTTGAACCGCAGGTTGATTGGCGCGAGGCGCTGCGTGAGTTTGTCACAGCCAACTGTGCTGGCAAAGACTATTCCACGTGGACCAAACCCAACCGCAGGTTCGTCGGTGCGGGTATCTATATGCCGAGCGGTATCACCGAGCGGATCGGGGAACTGGTATTGGCGATTGACACATCTGGCTCAACCTACGCGCCCGGTGTTCTTGATACCTTCATGTCAGAAGTCAAGTCTCTGTGCGATATGGTCAAGCCCGATGTGGTGCACATCATCTATTGGGATACGTCTGTGTGCCATGCCGAGCGGTATGAAGGCGACGAGATTGCAAGCTTAGTTTCCACGACTAAGCCCAAGGGTGGCGGCGGCACTGACATAGAATGCGTCCCTAAGTACATGGCCGAGCATAACATCAACCCGCAAGCTGCGGTGGTCCTCACCGATGGCTATCTTGGCGGCACGTGGGGCACGTGGTCCTGCCCCGTCCTGTGGTGCGTCTTGGATAACAAGTCGGCCAATCCTTCCTGTGGGCAGACAGTCCACATCAACCAGTATGATATGCGATAAGGAGAAAACAAAATGTCTAGTGGATATCCAATCACACCCCCTACGTCGTTCGATCACGTGGTTTCCATCTATAACTCAATCACACCTATCAAGGGTAAGAATGCGCCCTACGATATCCGCCCCTTGGGTCGTAGAACAAACCATGCCGAGCGCATCATCAAGATCGACGACAACAACTATGCGTTTTGGCCGTCCACGCATTGGTGGATGAAGATAGAAACCTTCGACAAGGAAGAAGCACGTATCCGTGCCGCCATCCTGTGGGAGCGTACCGACAAGGGCGACTTCGTGCACGTGCGTAATGGTTGGTTCACCGCCGCAAACATAACTCACTTTCGGTTCCTGTGGGAGGCACTGCCTTATGGTCTGAACTTTGCCACGCAAAACGGCAAGCAATACATCATTCGGCGCAATGATCTGACTAAGCACTACCTGCCAAAAGACAGGTGGATGGGGGGCACGTACAGTACAGCCTTTAAAAGTTTCGACAAAAACGGACCAACAACTCCTGAACTTGTATTCCAGCATAAAGGCAATGATCAGTTCACGCTGGTTAGTGAGCCATACGCTGCGCCGAGGAAGGTTGTGGATAAGGAAGCCAAGGCCGAACTGCGCAACGACATCAAGGCATTCAGGGAGTGGGCGTTGGTCATGGCCCCAATGCTGAACCTAAAGCCCGCATGGGCGTGGCCCTATGGCCCAAATGATGAAGCCTTGAACACCGCCTATGTCGCGCAACGGCGCACCGACGAGGAGACAGTAGGTCAGTGGGGTTTGGCAAACGGGTACGGCAGGATAGGCATCCAACACATACCAGCTAAGATCACTCGTCAGATCATGCAGAACGATCAGCACCCGCTGCGTGTGGTCTTGGCTAGCTTCATCCTCAATGCTTGTGATCTGCGGCGTATAGAGCAGAACGTCAAGAACGGGAGCCACACCGAGAAGGAAGCAAAGACTAAGTTCCTCAATGCGTTCAACTATCACATGAACCAAGTCCTTGGTCTTGTGGAAGAGAAGTAACAACAACCCTTAGTCGCAACGACTAACATCTGGAGAACTACAATGAAGCACATACCCGTAGCAAAGCTGGAAGCAGAGCAGACTGAAGATGCGTTTAACAGGAGGCTGGGTGGGCAGCACAAGGAAGCGATAAACTTGCTCCTTGCCGCACTCCTCAAAGAGATGCCCAACCTGAAGTTCCGCAACCGTAACGTTCCCGGATACCACAACGAGGTCGCCGTGTACCGAGAGGGTGACGCCTTCGCATGGGGCTGGGTTGGCTTTGGGGATTACAGTCGCGGCAACACAGTCCGCAACCGCTACACTGTAAGCAGCCACAACATAGACAATGCTAAGTATGCCAATGGTTCCGACCAGCGGAATATGTCGATGACTGATAGCATGGATAAAGCCGTCAAGCTGGTGAAGAAATACCTGCGTCCGATACCGAAAGTAGATGGGGCTAAAGCATCTATCCACGAACTGAACGAGGCGTACTTGGTCAGCAACGCAGAAGTGAGTAAGAAACTAGCCACTTCCTGCTCTGCCATCGTGAATACTGCCACACTTGGTAGGTTCTTGCCGACAGGTTTGGAGAATGCCTTCGCCATGCTGCGTATGCAGGGAGTTACTATTGGAGATAGCGGCTTCAACCAGCAAGTGAACGACTACTTCGACGCTAAGGATGCCTTCTCTCGCCTGTCGCAGTTCTCAGGCAAGGTGTACTACGTGCATCCTCATATGCGGTTAGGCATACCGACCTACGATACTGTTCCAGTTGTGTGGGACAACACTGTCAACCGCTCGTTGCCGTGGTTCAAAGTACCAACAGACCCGACCTTGGGTTACATAGACGCACTGACGGGGTTGGACATGGATGCAATCAAAGAGCGCGTGTCCGTGCTGTACATGATGCAGACCCCTGAGTTCGTCCATGGCGTGGGCGTTAAGCTGGACAGTAATCGTTACGTTGTGGTGGTGTGATGGCATACAAAACCGTGTCGTACCCCACGAAGGTCTACAACGTCACAGATCAACAAATTAAGGATGCGCTTATGAGGGAAGCCACTAACCCCAGACTGCACCACCTGTGGCTAGAGGACATGGACTATCGCGGGGGTAACAAAGCAGACCCAAACTTCCGCTCCTTAGTTAAGCGAGCACTTCTCTCGCACGATCACAGAGATGGAGGCCAAGCTTTGCCAAAACACGCAACAGTCTATCGTGTGGCGCTACATCCCGACAGGGATAATATCGAAGTGGTAAGTATTGGCATGGAACGTGTTGATATGGAACCAGACCGCGTGTATGCTGACTTCTCACGACTGCCTAAGTGGATGCAAGACAGGCTGCACGTGATGGTTATGCTAGATGACACCGCGCCCACCGAGCACATAGAAGGCATTGGACGGCGCATAAGTAAGTACGTGTTTTGGCTGGAGATACCTAAAGGAGAGAACAATTATGGCTGATACGCCAGAGGTTAAGGTAAAGAAAAAACTTGTAGCGCAGCTTAAAGCCTTATGCGCTTACTACTTCTACCCCGTGACAGGCGGCTACGGCACAAGCGGTGTGCCCGATGTGATCTGCTGCTACAAGGGCAGGTTCTTTGGGTTCGAGTGCAAGGCTGGAAAGAACAAACCAACTACTCTACAGAACCTAAACCTAGAGGCCATCCGTATAGCGGGCGGCTTTGCCATCGTTGTCAACGAGGAGAACGTGGCACTGATGACCGATTACATAGTGGGGGCAACTAATGATCCCGCTGAATGACATGAAGCCTAAGCACGTGTTGGCCCTGTATCGTATCGGCAGGGCCAAGGGCCGTGGGTTGGAACCGTTCCTTAAGCACCCCCGCGACATGATTGAGTTGCGTAAGAAGGTGCAGCGGCTGCAGCGCAGCAAAAAACTGGTCTCAAAATGAAATCACCATTTGAACCCGTAAGGGATGTGCGTGGTAACTCCACCGCCAAATGCACTTGCGCCAAATGCGGGCATTCAACGAATGTCAAAAGCAACTTCGCCACGCGGGCTAACTCTGCGCGTGGTCCCGAGGTCAACAAGTCTCAAGTTATGCCGAAACTACACGCAGCGGGGTGGACCTACGTCAAGGGTGTTCTGCGCTGCCCCGCCTGTAATCTAGAAAGTACTTCCCCGTTTGCGCCGCTCGAACCGCACCACCACTTTTACACCCCCAACCCTCTGGAGAAACCAATGGCTAAAGAACCTACTGTAATCATCGTCCCCCCGCCACCCGCACCGCCGTTGCGGCAACCCACACGGGACCAGAAGCGCCTGATCGTCGCGGCTTTGGAAGAGTCCTACGACACCAAGAACCAGCGTTACAAAGGCACTGAGACCGACAAAGGCATTGCCGATATGCTGGAAGATGGCATCATGGCGGGCTGGGTTGCAGCCGTGCGCGAAGATATGTTTGGACCTGACGGCAATGAGGAGATCGGTAGCCTTGCGGCTGACGTTGCAGCATGGATGAAGAAGGTCGATGACCAGATGTCCATAGTCGCCGAAGCTATGGCGGATACCGAAATGCACCGCACCGAGGTCAAGAAACTCCAAGATCGCCTCAACAGGATCATTGCCGCTATTGGGCCGAAAGCGGAGAAACTTTAATGCTGATTAAAATACGGGGGGTCACGTACCCCTCAGTACGGGCAGCGGCAAAAGCACACAACGTGACGATGGACGCCATCTATTCCGCTCTCAATCGCGGTAACATGGATGCTGTCGGCACGGGCAAGAACCCTAAGAAACCTATAACCCTGCATGGATTGACCTTTCCGTCCATATCGGCAGCAAGCGTGGCTCTTGGGTTTGGCCGCACTTACCTTGGTAAAGTTCTTAGCCACGGCACAGACTTCACCCGCAAGCGGGTAGCTGACGCAGCGGCAGCACATAAGGAGAAAACGAAATGATCATAACAACGGCAGCGGCAACGTGCCTCGCACTTAACGTCTACTTTGAAGCACGGGGTGAAGACCCTGATGCACAGCGCATGGTGGCAGAGGTGGTCATGGAGCGCGTCAACACTGAAGGATATCCGAAAGAAGTATGTGAGGTGGTCTGGGAAAAGGGCCAGTTTAGTTGGACAGAAGATGGCAAAAGCGACAAACCCAAAGACACAGTGGCATGGCTCTACGCCCAAATTGTGGCTAACGAAGTACTCCTATTCGGTGGTGAGTTTCGCACTGGGGCAACCCATTACCACACCCGTGACACTAAACCATATTGGGCCAAGGATTTACAGATGGTCGGTATGTACGGCAACCATGTGTTCTACCGCGAGAAGGGGTGTGATGAATGACTGAGGATGATAAGTTTCGTATCGAACTCCACAGGTCTGATGTTTACTATGGCGACCCACTAGCCGCCGACCGCATCGAACAGTTGGTAGAGGAAAACAAGGAACTGACCCTGCAACTGCTTGCCGTGCATGGTCAGGCCGCAGATGCGTTGGACAAACTCGCCAAGGCAATGGAGGCGCTGGCGCTGTATAGCTGCGAAGACGGTTGCAACGAATGCCCCACACACGAGCGCGACCTTGTAACCTGTGGGTTTACTGCCTACGCCGCGCTGGCTGAACTGGAGAAAACGAATGACAGTGAATAAGTCTGGACCTGCAAACAGGTTGCCATTGAAACCTTGGACATCATGCGCCGTCACAAGTCTTGTGGACGATATGATCAAGGATACGTGGATCGCGCCGGAAGACAGGTTCCAAGAGATCGCGCAGATTTACAAAGGCCAAACGCAAACCCTTACACGCACGGTCACGAGGCTTGAAAATAAAATAAGGGGACTTCTTGGAGAACCCCTTGATGCCCCGCCCGAAGCTGTGTGGACCCCCGACGAGGGGTGGACGCCTTGGGCCAAAGAACCAAACGCAACAGAAGATCAGGAGAAAACGAAATGAACTGGCTAATGAAAAAACTATTCGGCAAGAACGAGCCACAAGTCTACATCACTTCTAAGCGGACGCCTGAGCAGGAAGAGATGTTTCAAGAGCAGCGGATTCTAAAGGACGCGCTTGGCATGGAGCATGGCAACGACTATCAAAACTGGCTGCGTCTGCATCAGATCCTGCACGACCACGAAAAGCGGTTAAAGGCGCTAGAGAAAAAATGAACCATGACATAACCAAGGGGGGTAGCGGCATCTTTGGTATTACCTTGGCCGAGGCCGCAGTAGGTGACACAATAACTTATTGTGTAGGTGCGTATGCCAAGGGTCCGCACAAAGCCGATGCACTAAACGCATACGAGGCGGGCCTATGTTTTCTTTACCAACGCAAGCTGGGCGATGGGCAGTTCGCTTACACCGCTTGCAAGAAAAAGACAGCGAAAGCCCCTTGATGCTAAAACCTGCTACTGCTACAAAACCTGTGAGGGGCGTGAAACAATCTAACAAACGGCAACGGGTGTTTTTGTTTTGGTCGAAATCTGACTGCGCTACGGCCTATTTCCCCAATCGCCCCTCACCAACAATCTAAGATATCTGGGGTATCCAATGGCAAAATGGAGTGAAATGATGGTTATGGGTGGAGCGGCGGACGCGCCTACGGGAATAAGTCTTGGTGGTGTAGTGAATGCACCCGAAGGATGGCGCGCACAGAAAGAGTGGGAAGACGAGACGCTTGCTATCATTGCAAGCGCATACCCCGATGATAATCCGAAGACCGCCTTTGGTGAGGCAAAGCCAAAACTGAGTGACACACCGACAATTGGTATTCAACTTCTTGGTCAGGTGCATACTAACGGCGCAGATAAATACGGGCGGTTTAACTGGCGCGAACATCAGGTGTCCTCTACTGTGTATTACGATGCGGCTCAGCGCCACCTGATGGCATGGTTTAATGGGGAGACCTTAGACCCAGAGAGCGGGCTACCGCACCTTGCTCATGTCATGGCTTGCTGCAACATTTTGCTGGATGCCGAAAAGCACGGGAAGCTGAACGACAACCGCGCTAAATAATAACTTAGTCTGGAGAACTAACATGGATGTCTACACGCTAGACTTCGAAACCTATTACGACAAAGACTTTTCCCTGTCCAAGATCACCACGGAAGAATACGTGCGGAGCCCCCTGTTCGAGACTATCGGGCTGGGCATCAAGAAGAACGATGGGCCGACCTACTGGTTGGCAGGAGAGAAGCGCGTAGCGCATACTCTGTCGCGTATTGATTGGTCCAAGTCCGCTATCCTGTGCCACAACACTATGTTTGATGGTGCTATCCTGTCGTGGCGCTACGGCGTGAAGCCCAAGGCTTGGTTTGATACCCTGTGCATGGCACGGGCTATTCATGGTGTAGAGAAGTCTGCCAGCTTGAAAGCCTTGGCCG